TCTATCGTGAAACTTTCTGTGAGTTTACTGTGGGTTCTCCTGTTTTCACGGTTGGAAACGCAGAGGTTCAATTGCCTAGCGGTTCCACCACAGGAATCTATATTCAGAAGGTTTTGCCGTCGTATCAGGGGCTTCACCATTTCGCTGTGGCAAGACCAACCACCGGAGACGGATCAAACGGTTCACAAGAGAATCCGTTTGTTGATCCTCTAAACAAACAATCGGCTGACTACGAGGATTTGGGAACCGTTGTGGGAACACAGATTCCACCATCAGGGATTAGTGGTGGAGCGACAGGCGCAACTGTTGCGTTTTGGGAAACCTATATTGGTGGTTATATGGGGGTTTCAGGAGACGAAATCAACACATACGCAGTTAGCAACTATGTGTACGAAAACGATGAAAACGAAAGTAAACGAACCATCAAGGTGCTTGCCCCTGCGTACATGGAACAGGCAATCAAAGAACTAAAGAATGCTCTAGGAGTCTAATCAGTGCCTAATACTCATGGTAGTGATATTACAAAGGCTGGAGACTACAAGATCACCAAAATGGTTTTGCGGTCTGGTATCAAAGACGAGTTCTTGGATATCCGCGCCCTGTACACTTCGTTTGAAATTTACGAAGACATGTTTTCTCCGTACATGACAGCAAAGGTGTACATGATTGACTCGCTCAATATTCCTGAAGTTCTTCCTATTCGTGGGCAAGAAACGCTAGAATTAGAGTTTTCATCAGATGTGCCCGGTGTTGATCCTGTAAAGAAGATTTTCAAGGTGTACAAGATTGATCGCCAAACCATTGACGAAAACGGTCGTGGGCAGGAGTATGTGCTGCACCTTATGAGTGAAGGCGGATACTTCAACTACACCGAGCGGTGTGGGTATTCTGTCAAGGGTAAAGTTTCAAACATGGTTGCTGAAGTGTTCAAAAAGCACTTTCCCGAGTACCTTTGGAAGTCTTCGCTGGTTGTGCAGCCCACTAGTGACAATTTTTCGTATGTCCTGCCTGCACAGTACACGCCATTTAAAGCCCTGTCATTTTTGGCTAGACGAGCGGTTAGCGGAGTTGATACCGATTACTCTCCGTACTTCTTCTACGAAACTATGGACGGATACCGCTTTCAGAGTCTATCCAAGATAATAGAAGACGGTCAGCAGTTGAAAGACATTTACTATTTCGTGAAGAGTAATGTGAACAGGAATCCTGAAACCAACGAAGGCAGCGGCATAAAGGTCAAGGGCGTTTCTAAATTTCCTGCCCTATACAACCGCATACAGTCGCTTCAAGAAGAGTCGCGGTTTGACATGGTTGAAAACATTGGTTCAGGAATTATTGCGTCCAAGATGACTGTTCACGACATGGTTCGCAAAGAAAAGCGGGACTACACTTTCAAAGAGCGTGATGTGTTTGACGGTATGAAGAAGATGGGTAAGAATCCCCACTACATTTCATCACAAGACCAAGAGTCCAATGAACTGTTCCAAAAGAGCACCTCTGCATATTTTTACTTGCCGTACACCCCGCTGACGGTGTACTCCAAAAAGAACAATATAGTAGACAATGTTCGGTTTGAAGAGTATTTCTTGAAGCGCAAGTATATGGTAAACACCATGATGACCCAAAAACTCACCGTTCAGATTTACGGAGACAGCACCAAGCGTGTGGGTCAACTCATGGAAATTTTTGTTCCCAAGATTGCTGCTGACGGGCATTTGCAAGACGAAAAGGACGACAAAAATTTGAGTGGCGAGTACATGATTACTTCTATCTGTCACAAGATAGGCAAAAAATACAGTTGCACACTAGAACTGTCCCGAAACGGTATGGGAGTTTGAAATGAAAGAATTTGCAGGACGAGAAGGCTTTTATTGGTGGCACGGAGTGGTGGAAGATGTTGCCGATCCCATGATGCTTGGGCGTTGTCGCGTTCGTGTGTTTGGATACCACACCGATGATTTGCTGCAACTTCCAACAAGCGATCTGCCGTGGGCGTATCCCATGCAGCCAATCACCAGTGCTGCCCTTTCAGGAATTGGAACCTCTCCCACAGGGCTGTTGGTTGGTTCCCATGTGTTTGGTTTTTTCAGAGACGATGAAGACGGGCAAGATCCGGTCATTATTGGCTCGTTTGGTGGCATACCTAAACAGAACCCTGTAAAGCCACAAGGGTTTTACGACCAATCTAACCGCTACCCTGCCACTCCTGAAGGAGTAGACGCAAGACTGTATCCTGTTGGTGTTTCGGTTGTGGAAGAACCAGACACTAACCGCTTGGCAAGAAACGAAGACACCGCACAAATGGAGTCTACAGTTTACGCCAAAAAGGTGGTTGAACTCAAAAAAGGCATTCCCACCGTGCCTGACATGAAGAGCAAGAGCAATTGGAACGAACCACAGACCCCGTATGCTGCGGTGTATCCCAAAAATCATGTGCGGTACACAGAGAGTGGTCATATTCAAGAGTTTGATGATACACCGGGCGCAGAGCGTATCCACCAATACCACAAGTCAGGATCGTTTGTGGAGGTTGGAAACGGATGGAGAGTGAGTGGAGATCCTAACGGCACAAAGGTTGAGAAAATTGTTGGTAACGGGTACGAGATTTGTCTTGGTGACAAAAAGGTGTATGTGGCTGGAAGCGGTGGATTGGACTTAGTTGTGGATGGAGGTGTAAATCTTACCGTTGGAGCCGCATCAAACATTCAAATAAACGGAGATGTAAACATTCTTGCCAAGAACAATGTGAATCTGCAATGCGAGGGTGACTTCAAGGCATCGGCTAAACAAATGGAGTTCTTTTCTGCGGGTAATATGGGTTTCTCTGGAAGATCGGTGTCGTTCATCAGCGATGCTGGTGTCATGGTGGTGACACAAGGCGGAAGGATTGAAATGAATTCAGGTAGCCCAACGGTTCGTCCGTCCAAGGTAAATGTTCAATAAGGAGGGGTCATGCCAAGAGTATGCCGAGCAGGAATAGATAAAGCCGGAGGTTTAATTTTGGGAGGAAGTTCCACAGTTTTTATTGACGGTTTTCCTGTAGCCCTTCAAGGCAACAGAATATCCGCTCACGGTGATAGCCCACACAATAACGCTATTATCATAAACGGCAGTTCAAATTTTATTATTGACGGTATTCCTGTTTGTGTGGAAGGAATCAGTAAAGGCACTTGTGGGCACATTGCGTCGTCCACTTCTTCAGTAATTGTACCATAAGAGGTAAGCATGGCAGATGTAGGCCCAACACCAGAATGCCCGTGTGGCGCAAGAGTCTCTGACGATCAGAGAAATGCTGTAATTTGGGGGCGCAGTAACCCTGTTTTCCAAAACCCTGTTGCATCACAGATTAGCAATGCACAGGGAGGGTTTGCTGATGGTTACACAAAAGTAGGTAATATAATAACTATTTTATCTGGCGTATCCGGTGCTGACACTTCTCAAATGAGTAAGTTGTATAGTACTATCGGAAATATGCAGGGCGTGCTTACTAATTATTCAAACACATCAAACCGATTGTCTGGTTTGCCATTCGATGCTGGAACTGGCCCAGATTTGCTGTCTTTGGTGTCTGCTGTGGGTGCTGCTGTCAACTTTCAGTGTGCTTTGGGTATTGATGGACTGGATGTTGGTGTGGGTATAGGTCTAATGACTGAAAACGGAAAACTCAAACTGAATGTGGCTATTAACGCACAAGCAGACCTCAATAAAATATTAGACAAGATTCTTGCAGGTGGTGGCGCTGGTGCTGATGTTTTAAATGGAGTGCAGAGTGCTGTAGCAGAAATAGCAAAAATCACCAATGCAATTAATGCTATTGCAGGCGAGATAAACGATTCCATAAACGCTGTGAACGGCTTATTCAACGATGCTCTTAACTTTATTTCACAGTTCACCAACATCAACTTTGCAATCAATTTTTCAAACGATCCGTGCACCAAATTTGGTGTGGGTTTTCAACAAGGCATTTTGAATCCCGAATTCATTGAGCAAGCGCGAGCAGCAAACCCACTCAATCAAGCAGCCAATCCGGGATTCGGCTCACTTAATCAATCACCCAATCCAGTATTCGGGAGTACAACGCGATGAGCGAACCAACAGAAATGGCATCGTCTTTGAGTGGTATACGAGACATTGTGTTTTCTATTGGTGAATTGGTGGGTGTTTTGGGTGTTGGTGTTGGGCTTGGTGTGGTTTCCATGTTGAAGAAAAAGAATATTTCACTTAAATGGCGAGCCAAAAAGGAAACAACCCAACTCCAAATACACAGCAAGGTTCACGAACTACTCACAGAGATGCGAGTACTCATGCGCTGCTCGCGTGCAATAATATTTCAATTCCACAACGGTGGCAAGTTTGCAGACGGTAGTTCCATTAAACGGTTCTCTGTGACACACGAATCCTGCGCGGGTGGCATTCCCAGTATGTTGCTAGAGTCGCAGGATGTGCTGCTGACACGATACATGGAATTGGTTGATATTTTGGACAAGCGAACCAATGAAATCATACGGGTATCAAGTTTGCCGGATTGCTCGCTTCGTTCAATATTAGAGATAAATAATGTAGTATATTTTTCTGTGAGTTCGTTGAAATGCCAAGATTCGCTGACTCCTATGGGTTTTGTGTGTTGCCATTGGTGTGATATGGATGATATGGACAAACTCCACGAGGAAGGAATAGCCGATAGCAATCTACAGGATGTGATAGACAGCACCACACGAAGCATAAACAACCACCTGTTCCACGCACAAAAGTAACCAATGCCCAACTACCTAACATCCAATACGGGAAAAAGTGTACAAGACCCCGTGTACACAGATATTGATCCTACAATGGGAGCGCATCCCAAAACAGACGATTTGTTGACCCTTTCAGACACCAAAGCGGTTAGGCAGTCCATACTGAATCTGCTGTCAACCGCATACGGTGAGCGTCTGTTTCAGCCAAATATTGGAGCGTCTCTGCGTGCTCTGCTGTTTGAACCCATAGACTCCATAACTACATTTGAGATGCGAGACAGAATTCTAAACACACTGCGTACACACGAACCACGAATCGGAACCTTGTTTGTGGACATCAAATCCTTTCCCGATCAGAATTCATACGAAGTTAGTGTTGAGTTTTCGTTGCGTGCCACTGGCGAAAAGGACACAGTTAACACGGTACTAGAAAGGATACGCTGATGGCACAGAATAACACAGTAAATGTTGTAGGGCTTGACTTTGAGGACATCAAACAGTCCTTGAAAACCTATTTGGAGACACAGAGTAATCTAAAGGACTACAACTTTGACGGTTCTGTACTCAACACCTTGTTGGATGTGTTGGCGTACAATACGCACTACCAAGCGTTCTACTCCAACATGGTTGCAAACGAGATGTTCTTGGACAGCGCATTGCTGCGCCCGTCTGTGGTGTCTCATGCCAAGCATTTGGGCTACCTGCCGTCCTCTATAACGGCATCCAAAGGCATGGTGAATGTCATGCTGGGCATAACCGCTTCAGCAGACACCTACTTGGCTAGAGGCACAGAATTCAGCGGAACCAATTTGGAAGGTACGCGGTACAAGTTTGTGAATCTAGACACGGTTTTTGCTGATGCTGGTGATAACGCTATTAGAAATGTGGAGTTGTACGAAGGAACCATTCGCCGAGTCACATACATCTACAACCGTGACACCAAGATTGGTTCGTTCCTGATTATTCCAAACAACAAGGCAGATATTAGTACTCTAAAGGTGCGTGTATACTCGTCTATTAGCGACACCACGGGCATTGACGATGCGTGGAGTTTGGGAACTGACTACCTGACTTTGACTCCCACTTCCAAAGTGTATTTCTTACAAGAAAAAGAAGCAGGAATCTATGAAGTGTACTTTGGCGACGGCATCTTGGGGCAGCAGCCCGAGAGTGGTAATGTGGTTTCCATTGAATATGTGGAGACAAACGGCGAAGCAGGAAACGGTGTTGTGGCGTTTACCAAGTCTGATGATGCTAGTATAAGCAGCGTGGAATTTGTTGCCGATACGGTTACTGGCAGCACAGCCTCGCAGACTTCTGGTGGTGCAGACTTGGAAGGTATTGCAAAAATCAAGTTCTTGGCTCCCAAGTTCTACCAAACAAGCAATCGCGCAGTAACAGAAAACGACTACTCTGCTTTGGTGTACAAAATTTTTCCAAATGCCCAATCGGTTCATGTGTACGGTGGTGAAACAGTAACACCACCACAATACGGAACTGTTTATGTGGCAATAAAGCCCAAGTCAGGCGAAAAACTAACGCTAGGCGAAAAACTAACGCTAGAAGCCCAGTTGCGTAGAGACTACTCGTTGCTTACGGTTTCTCCAGTCATAGTTGACGCGGATTTCACAGATTTGGTGTTTGATATTCGTGTTGTGTACTCACCAACCACCATGTCTATCTCTCCGGGTGTGTTACGATCACTGGTGTATGCGTATGTGTACAGTTACTCTGCTGCTGTTGTGGAGCGGTTTGGTTCTGATTTCTACTACTCCAAGATGGCAGAAGGAATCAACAATCTGGATCGTTCAGTTTTGGGTGTGTACACCAAAATAAAGATGCGTAAGAGCACAGACTCGTCCGTAATTTTGACTGCAAAGAGTTATACTTTCAACTTTGGTAATGAGTTCTTCCATCCGTATGACGGATACACATCAGTTATTTCTACCAACCAATTCTCCCACCCTGATCTTATTGGAGTGGTTTATACTGATTGCAGTCTGCGCGATGACGGAAACGGAGTAGTAAATGTGGTGCGTCCTGATCCACTTGCGGAGGGTGACTATCTAACTGTGTATCCATCGGTTGGGACGGTGGACTACACAGCGGGAACTGTGGTTGTAAACTCTAAATTTACTCCTACATCTTCATCTACTGCTTTCCCTATAATACTAACAGTTGAGCCGCAAAGCACAAATATTTTTATCAAAGACAACGCAGTTCTCCGTATAAACAGCACATATTTGGATTCTGTACAGGTGACTGTTACCACCGAAGACGAGTCTTCGGTCACATCACTAATACGATAACACAGTATGCCAGAAATCAAATCCATAATCCTGAACACGCCTGCTGAAGCACTTGAAAGCATTCTGTCGCCTTTTATTGAGGAACAGTTTCCGTCGTTTATGCGTAGTGATTACAGGAAATTGGTGCTGTTTATCAAGGCGTATTACGAGTGGGCAGAAACTCAAGGGAACGCTGGATTCGTAAACAATAATATTGACTCAGCCATTGATGTTGACAACAATCTAGAGCAGTTCTACTCCCATTTTAAATCCACTTTCTTGGATTCGTTTCCTGAAATATTTGCAACCAATACAGACGGACTCAAGCCAAACAAGAAGACGCTGCTGAAAAAAATCAAGCAGTTTTACGGCAGCAAAGGCACAGAGAGTGCGTATCGGTTCTTGTTCCGTCTACTGTTTGACAGCAATGTGCAGTTTTACTACCCCAAGAACGACATTTTGCGAGCATCTGACGGTAAATGGGTGGAACAGGTGTCTATCAAGGTTACACGAAACAATGAAACACTCCACAAATACGCAGAAGGCGGAAAAGTGCAGCAGTACAAAGACCTGTACACGCTGCAAGCGTATGCAACAATTGATCGGGTGTTTCAATATTACCAAGACGGTGTGCCTATTACAGAACTGTATCTGACCGATCTTGTTGGTAATTTCTTGCCT